TGATTGAATACTCAGAAGATTTTGCTAATGCTAGATGGGCTAACGGAAATATTAGCATCACTTCAAATACTACTACAACAACAGCGCCAGATGGAACAAATACAGCATCTCAAATTGTTCCAACTACGGCGGGAACAGTTAATAGAAATTTGTCGCAAGCAATTTCTAGCGTATCAGCAGGAACATATACGCTTTCTGTTTACGCTAAGATGTTGAATAAAGTTGGAGTATATAATGGTATTGCATTGAGAATGAGAAACTCATCGTCAACATCTGATGCGGTTGCAAACTATAATCTATCGGCTGGTACTGCATCAACTGGTATTATGTCTGGTTCCGACATCACGCTTCTCAATACAAGCATTCAGTCTGTCGGAAACGGATGGTATAGATGTTCTCTGAGATTTCAAGTCAATAGCACTCTGACAAGCCCGAGAGCCGAAATATGGTATGGTGGATATTCAGGTTCAGACAACTTTGCTGACATTTTTATTTGGGGTTCTCAACTTGAAAATAGTCTGACAACCACAACATACAACAAGACAACAGCTTTACCCGCATCAAAGTATGGCGGTGGATGTAGATTGACTACTACAGGCAATCTTGCTGTATCAAACTTCCTATACAACAATCACACATGGGAGATTTGGTTCAAAATAAATGACAGAACAGTTGGCAACTACGGAAACACATCAATTGAGGGCGTCAGCAATCTTGCGGTGTACAGAGGATATCATGCTGGATTCTGGTATAGTCCAACCGCACTAACTTATCAGTTTTGGGACGGAATAACATCATCTCCAGTCTGCGCATCATGGACAGTGGGAACATCAGGCGCCCACATAAACGAAGGATCATGGGCTCAAGTTGTAGTGACAAGAAGCGGAAATGTGTTCACACCATACGTAAATGGTGTTCAGTTGGGAGCTGGCAGCACAAACTCTCCATCAAATACCGGCATTGGAACTACTAATGAATTGTGGCTAGGAAAAACAGCAGCAGTCGCAGCTAACACTGGGCAATATCTGTTCTATTCAAGAAACACAGTAGGAAACATGAAGATGTACACTAGAGCATTGAGTGCGTTTGAAGTGTTGCAGAATTTCAATGCCCTTCGCGGCAGATATGGACTGTAATCATGGGTTTGCATCACTCTCCTCTCATAGCTACTAATGGGTTGATTCTTTGCTTGGACGCAATAAACACACGATCATATTCTGGCACAGGAACTACTTGGGCTGATTTATCGGGAAATGCATTCAACGGTACCATACAAAATTCACCTGCGTATAACTCGGCAGGATATTTCAGCTTTACTAACGCATCTACTGGTATAATTACATTTTCAAGTATACCTCAATTCCAATTTCTTGGAAGATCACAATACACACTTGAATGTTGGGTTAGAATAACAACAATTCCTGGAAATGCAACGTATAGAAGAATTCTCAACAGAGAAAGTAATCCAGGCATCGGAAGAGATGGATATAATTTTTTGATTGACAGTTCTGTTGATGGAACCAATATATCATTCTATAGTGAAAGGTTTGTTGCAGGAATTCAGTCTGGCGTAGGTATAAATGTTCCATATGCAACAAATGGCAATGGATGGAATCAATGGGCTATAACTTACGATGGGCTAAACCTACGTATGTATAGAAATGGAAGTTTGGTTTCTGGTCCAGTTTCAGACACTAGAAGTATCACAAATAACACTGCTACATTGTCATTAGCAAATCAAGGTGGACCAAATAGTATTGGTGGTGATTTTGCGTCTATCAAAGTCTATAACGTTGCATTATCTGCATCTGATGTAAGACAGAACTTCAATGCACTAAGAGCGAGGTATGGAGTATGAGCATTCACACTGGCACTAGAGCAGCAACAGACAATCTGATTCTTAGCATCGACGCCGAGAACCCTAAGTCTTTTGGTGGTGTCAACTTCGTTGCAAATTCGTCATACTCCGCAACAGATTGGGGAAGTTATTTTCCTGCAAACACAACATTTACAACAGGAATTGACGCTCCAGACGGAACAAACACAGCAATCAGAGTTGCGTGTGCAAACACTGGAGCATCTTTGATTCGCGTTCTATTTCCAGCTTTCACGCCAAATGGTACCGATAGTTATGTAAGCAGTTTCTATGCAAGACTGATCACGCCAACTTTTGGACCAGGATTACTATCAACAGACGTTGCAGACGGCAACCCATCAAACAACTACGGACCATCTCTTATCGCAAACACATGGGTCAGAGTTCAGACATCTGGTGTTCCAACAGCAGTATCAAAGTCTTTCATTGATCTAATCTCAGACAGCACGACAAATGCGACAGTAGATTTCTGGGGCGTACAACTTGAACCTGGTGTAAACGCAACACCGCTGACAGTGACAACAGGAACTACAAAGACATCTAGAGCAAAGACTGTTTTTGATATGAGTCTTGCAAACACATCGACTGTCACATTCACCGGAACTTCACGTTATACAACAAATCCAGAGAAGTTTGATACCAACGCAACCGCAATCACTCAACAGTCACATCTAACACTGACTTCACCAATTGTTTTCTCAGACACTTCAGAGTATTCAATGGAGTTTTGGGTTAGACTCAGAAGTGGTGCAGACGCCACATTCCACAGTCTAGCTGGAAAAAATTCAACTAATGAATGGTTGATCATTCAAGCAGATAACACAGCTGGAAGTAGCTGGTCTGTTAGATACGTAGATGCAACATCTGTCTATAGAAATTCTTTAACCGTCACTTCAAGTAACATCCAAACCAGCTGGAATAACATTTGCGTAACTACAGACTCTTCACGAAATGTGAGATTTTACGTCAATGGCGTTTTGTTGAACTCCGTTGCCGCAGCATCAACGCTATTCAACGTAAATGCAATAGCAGGTGGATACAGTGCAGGCGGTAATTTTTATCCTCTTCAGGGAAGTCTTGCGGTATGTAGAATGTACGCGAGAAGACTTTCTGACGATGAAGTGAGATCAAATTTCAATTCAAAGCGTTCTAGATTTGGTGTGTAATAAATACAACAAGTAACTCAACAGAGGCTATTAGAGAACCATGGCAAATTCAGATAAAAATCTAGTCATTACACCTAATATTGGATCCAGCGCTGGAGATCCAACCATCAATTTTAGTGGTGCAGATGCGTCCTTGGGTCCTCAATCACTTCAAGCTAGAATTTATCCTACATCAAATGGAACTCTTGCTTTTGAAGGTTCGGCAGGTCAACTCTTTAGCATTACAAATAGTCTGACGGGAACTTTATTCTCTGTCAATGACGTTTCTGGTATTCCATCTATTGAAGTTCTCGACAATGGTTCTGTTCGTCTAGCGAGATACAACGGTAACGTTTTGATTGGTAACGTTGTTGACAATGGTGTTGATAAACTTCAGTTCGGTGTAGGATCAAGCGTATCGTTCAATAATGTCACAGGAAACACGATGACATCGTTGTCTGGTTTCGCTGGAAATGGATCTTTGCTGACAAACTTGAACGGATCTAACGTTGCAACAGGAACAATCGCAAACGCTAGAACAACAGCATCATCAGCTAACGGTGCAAACCTGATTGTTACTAGAGGTGCTGCTGGAGAATTCAGTGCAGGAGCAATTACTGCAACAACTTTCACTGGATCAGGATCTGGTCTAACTTCAATTCCCAACTCAGCAACAACGGCGTCATCAGCTAACGGTGCAAATCTGATTGTCGCTAGAGATGCTTCTGGTAACTTTGTTGCCAACAGAATTGATGCAAACATCTCAAAAGCAAATCCACAAGTATTCTCAACAGATGGAGAATTTTCTGTAGTTCAGAACGTTTCTTCATGGACTTTAAGCACAAGTCATCCGATCATCAGATGGTCATTCAATACGCCGTATGATGATAACACGATGATAAGTTCTGGTGGAAATGCAGCACCTACCACACAAACATCTCTTGTTGTCAGTGAAGTTGGCGGAATTATTTTCGGTAAGTCGAACACAACACCTTCGACAAATAGCGTTTTGTCAACAGAGTGGGGAAGAGCAAACTCCGCCGGTATCTTCTTGACATCGGGCATCGTGACAAGTGCTGGATTGAATAGTCTGACAGGAGGAGTCGCAAATAATCCAGGCGTCTGGAGCACTAGCAGTTTTGATGGAACATCAACTCCTTTTGCATCAATTTCGGGAGGCACGGGTGAAAGGGCACCAGCGGTATCATTGACTCTGTGGAATACAACTGCATCAGCAAAACCCACGTTTTCACTTTCACGCAGCAAGAGTGGAACCGTAGGAACATTCTCAAAAGTTTCATCGGGAGATGTTCTTGGTTCTGTAGATTTTCAAGGTGATGATGGAACAAAATTTGACGCATCAGCATCTCTCATGACAATTGTTGATGGAGAAACGGCAAACAATATCATTCCTTCTGCATTTACAATTAGAACAGTTAGACCAACAGGAGGAATTCCTGTTGCTGGTTTGCATGTAAGCCCGTATCAATCTGTTTCTGTAGGATCGACTGTTATTGGTTCTCAAGTTGCTGGCGCCACAGCAACATCATCAACTGTGTTTACTGTGGCTGGCAACATAAGAACTAATAATGCATCTGGAACTGGTCAAGCGGTAGGAATGAGAGTTAGATCGATTGTTTCTCCTGATGTTACAGTGTCTGGTGCTCATTACGAAACATGGTTTTATAGTGATGATGTTGTTTTCACAACAACAAACTTTCAGCATTACAACACTGCAATGGTTGGAAAAGCAGATAGACACACCGTAACAAATCTTGCAGGATATAATATTGGTTCTGGATTTCATGGTGGCACAAACAACTATGGATTCCAATCATCGCTGAATGCACCTCCAGCAGGAACAACAGCAGCATCTGCAATATCTTCTCTTTCTGTTACTTCTAACGTTGTCACAGTAACAACATCAACTAATCACGGGCTTACTACTGGGCAGATTGTAACAATTGCAACCAATACTATAGCAGCAACATCTACAGTCGCGGGCGTTGAATACACGATTGTTTCTGTTGGAGACACAAACTTTACATCTATCGGTGCTGCAAACACATCATCTTTCGTTGGAAATATTTCAGGAACAACTTTGACTGTTACTGGAGTCAATAGTGGATACATAAGAGTAGGAACAACAATCTTTGGCTCTGGCATAACGGCAGGAACACAAATTACTGCTGCCGGCACAGGAACAGGTGGTCCCGGAACTTACACTGTAAACAACTCACACACGGTCTCGGGCGTAACATTTACTGGATTGACTCCAGGAATAACTTTCACCGCAACAGGTGCTGGAACAGGAACAGGAACCGTTCGTCTACAAACTGACGGTAGCGGAATAACAATTGCAAACACAGGTGTTGCGACATTCACATATTCAAGAACAACGGCTAACGTTTCTTCAGTTGCGGTTGGTGGAACAGTTACACCGAACAGAAGATACAGTTTGTATTTCCCAGGATCAGCAGACAGCTACATGGCTGGAAGACTTGGGATCGGAACAGAAACTCCTGCATTCCCACTTGATGTTACGGGTACAGTAAGGGCGACAACATTCTCCGGTGCCATCGTCGGTGACGGTTCTGGTCTATCTAACTTGAATGCGGCAAACGTTGCAACTGGAACTTTATCTAACGCAAGAACAACAGCGACATCAGCTAACACCGCGTCAGCAATTGTTGCTAGAGGTACTGCTGGAGAATTTAGTGCTGGTAATATCACTGTAAAAAACATAGATTCTGATGTCACTATTGGTGCAAACTCATCAACTTCATTGTTAGATGTCACATACACAATTGATAACACAGAGTCAATTTCGGCGTTAAGAAGTAAATTTGGTATTAGATCGACCATTGAAGCTAGTGATAAAACAGCAGAAGCATTTGATCTTGATCTTTATGGTGTTCAGGGGCTTATCAATTCTAATTATCAGTATTCTATCACTGGATATGGAAATTTGTATGGCACGCAGGGTAGAGTAAACGTATACGACAACGACGGAGCAAATAACAAAATTGATTCTGTCCATGGAACTTATGGAACAGTTGTCGTCTATGGAGCAAATTCAGTAATTAACAATGTACGAGGAACCACAGGTGCTGCAAGTATAAATGGCGCAGTAGCAAATGCAAATATTCAAAATATGGCTGCTGCATATCTTGATTTGAGACCATTGGGCGCATCAACATCTAATGTTACTTCAACATATTTTGTATATGGAGTATATGGAGGCGGTGCTGCTACAGCTAACGTTGGTAATGCATACGGAATTCACATAGGTTCAGACATCAACAATTATTTGGGCGGAAGTCTAAAGATTGGATCTGCAGGTGGTGCACCAACTGGAAATACAGGATCAACCATTGGTCTTGAAGTTTCAGAAGTTGACGGTGCAACAATAAGATTGACTTCAACAGACACAACAGGCGCTCTTGATCAGATGATTGGTCAGATCCAGTTCTATGGATCTGACTCAGATGCCCCGGGCGCCGGCGTAAAAGCTAAGATTGCGACATACATGACTCCTGCTGCCGGTGATGGTAGCTACTTGACTTTCAGCACTTCTGACGGCACAACTAACGACATTGAGAGAGTTAGAATTCTTTCAAGTGGTAACGTTGGCATAGGAACTATTGGTCCAACAGAAAGACTGGAAGTTAATGGTACAGTAAAAGCAACATTGTTCTCTGGTTCTGGTGCTTCTCTAACATCTGTTCCTGCGGGTCAACTCTCAGGAACAATACCTTCTGCTGTACTTGGCAATTCATCTCTTTTCATTGGTACAACTTCCGTTGCTTTGAATAGAGCGAGTGCTGATTTAGCGATTGCCGGCATTACATCTATTACGGGCAGAACTGGAGGCAGTTTAACTATTGAAAGTCCAGCTGCTGCCACTGGAAGCAGTCAATCCATAACCATAACTACAGGTAATGCTACTCAAGCAGCAGCCGTTAATAGTGGCGGATTAAACATCTATACGGGTAACGTTACTGATGCAGCAGGCACTGGAGCTGGTTTTATCAATATCAAGCCGGGTACCAGTGGAGGTGGTATTTCATTTGGAAGTGCCTTAAATTTAAGTGCTGGTGATGTATTTACTACGGGCAGTTCCGGCGGAACTGCTACTTTAGCTGGAGGAAAAAATACTGTTACATCAGGTACTGCTATTGGCGGCGCGGTTTATGTAACGGGTGGTGCTGTATCAACTGTTAATGCTATCACTAAAAATACAGGTAGTGTTTACATCGACGGAGGTGGCAGTGGCGCAAGTGGTGCTATTACGTATGGTTCTGTCTTTATTGGAAATCAATCAAACGGTGTTACATACGGAACAACCCATGTAACTATAGGTAAGTCTGGCACAGAAGTAAGACTTCCTGGTGTTGGTACTTCTGGATTCGTTAAGTTAAGCACTAACGGCGCTCTAATTCAAGATACGAGTACATACGCTGCAACAAATCAGACGATGTTCATTGGTACTACATCAGTGGCTATCAATAGAGCAAGCGCCAGTTTAGCATTAACTGGTATAACCAGCATAGACGGTTCAGCAGCTACTTTCACTAGCACAACTCAAAACTCACAATTCAACTCAATAGGTGTTGGTACAGCAGGAAGTGGAACAGCAGGTGAAATTAGAGCGACAAACAACATTACAGCATATTACTCAGACGAAAGACTGAAGACAAATCTAGGCAACATAGATAATGCACTAGATAAAGTTAGTCAGTTGAACGGTTTCTATCATGAGGCTAATGAATTGGCACAGTCTTTGGGTTACGAAAAAATTCGTGAAGTTGGTGTGTCTGCTCAAGAAGTTCAAAGAGTTCTTCCTGAAGTTGTCGCAGCAGCACCTATCAGTGACGAATACTTGACAGTTAGATATGAAAGAATTGTTCCTCTTCTCATAGAAGCTATAAAAGAACTAAAAGCCGAATTAGATGCAATCAAAAGAGAGATGAAGTAAAATGCCAATTTCGTCAACAGGTGGAATATCATTTGCCGATCTTCAAGCTCAATTTGGAGGCTCTGGTCCGATATCTCTCAGTCAGTATTTTCCAGTTGCAACTTTTGGTTCAGGACCAGAGGGCGGAACGGGAAGAGGATACTATGCTGGGGGTGTTCAAGGAGCATCGATACTAACAGAAATTGACGGCATTCAGTTTTTCAACGAAACTTCTATTAATCCAGCTGCCACCCTCTCGGAAGCAAGAGGTTGGACTGTTGGAATTGGTAACTCCCTAAATGGATATTTTTGTGGGCAAGGCGCAAGAATAGATAGACTCACATATTCAACAGAGTCTATACAACAACTTTCTGCACAATTAATTTCAACTATTACAGGATGTGCTGGAACTTTTAGTTCAACAGCAGGATATATTGCAGGTGGAGAAGATTCTGCGACTTCAGGCAACCCCGCAAACACTATACAAAAGTTTTTATTTTCTACAGAGATCAGAACCACTATATCCACAGTTTTAAGTGTAGCTAGAGAATTTATCGCGGGCGTCAGCAGTGTGACGCGAGGATACTATGGTGGAGGAAATTCACTTGGAGGATATTCCACAGAAATAGACGGTATTCAATTCTCGAATGAGACTGCTATCAATCCATCTGCAACTTTGGCGTCAGCGCGAGGTTTTTTGACCGATGTCAATAGTTCAACAAGAGGATACTTCTGTGGTGGGTTCAATGGAGTCTCTTACTTTAAGGAAATAGACGGCATTCAATTCTCAGATGAAACTGCTATTAATCCAACCAACAATTTGATAGATTTTCGCTATGCTCCAGCAGGAACTAGCAGTTTAGCGAATGGCTATATTGCAGGAGGTTCTTATGCTGGAGAGTTAAGTTCTTGCGATAGGTTTAACTTTTCCGATGAAACAGTTAGAACTTTATCTTCAATTTTGTCAGTTGCCAGAAATGCAGTTGGCGGAGTTGAATACAACAGCACTCGCCCATTGTCGGGTAGAGGTTACTTCGGTGGCGGCAGTAATGGTCAAGGTGGGCAAACTGTAATAGATGGCATAGATTTTTCTAGCGAGTCTACAGTAATCACATCTGCAACTATGGCAACTGCAAGGTCTGGTATAGCTGGTCTGAGTAGTACAAAACGAGGATATTATTGCTCAGACACAGAAATAGACGGTATTCAGTTCTCGGATGAGTCTTCAATTAATCCTACAGCATCGCTAACTAATAATAGAACACACAGGGCTGGAGTTAGCGCATCGACAAGAGGTTATTGTGGCGGAGGAGTGAATGCGACTGTTCCATATGCACAAATCGACGGATTTCAATTCTCTGATGAGACTGCGTTTGGTCTAACGGCTACTTTGAGTGTAGCTAGACAGTCTTTAGCTGGAGTTAATAGTTCGATAAGAGGATATTTCTGTGGAGGTTCACCCACAACTGGAGAAATTGATGGCATTCAGTTCTCTGATGAGTCTGCGATTAATCCTAGTGCAAGTATAGGGGCTCGCGCAAACTTAGCTGGAGTCAGCAGTTCAACAAGAGGTTATTGTGGAGGTGGTGGCGCTGGAAGTGGAGAAATTGATGGTATTCAGTTCTCAGACGAAACTTATATCAATCCAAGCGCATCGATATCTGGTAGATATTATTTGACGGGCGTCAATAGTACAACTAGAGGATACTTTGCGGGTGGCTTTACTACAGATGAAATTGATGGTATTCAGTTCTCAGACGAAACTTATATCAATCCATCAGCAGCATTAACTGTCGCTAGAACACAGTTGGGTGGTGTATCCTTCAATCCTCCAAGAACTTTGTCTGCGAAGGGATTCTTTGGTGGTGGTAGCACATCATCACAGACTAATGAAATAGACGGTATTCAGTTTTCGGATGAATCTGCTATCAATCCATCTGCAACATTGAGTGTTTCGAGGTATAATGTGGCTGGCGTTAATAGTTCCACAAGAGGTTACTTTGGGGGTGGAAATATAGGAGGAACCGAGTATACTGAAATAGATGGTATCCAATTCTCCGATGAATCCGCAATCAATCCAGCAGCAACATTAAGCGTCGCTAGAGGAAATGCAGCAGGTGTAAGTAGTTCTACTAGAGGATACTTCGGTGGTGGATATAGAAGTGGTCCAGGTGTAACAAACGAAATAGATGGCATCCAATTCTCTGACGAATCAGCAATCAATCCAGCAGCAACATTAAGTGTTGCTAGATACAGATTGGCTGGCGTTAATAGTTCCACAAGAGGTTACTTTGGGGGCGGAGTAATAGGTTCATACACAAGCGAAATAGATGGCATTCAGTTTTCGGATGAATCTGCTATCAATCCATCTGCAACACTTAGTGATTCGGGTAGAATGGATCCTGCTGGTGTAAGTAGTTCTACTAGAGGATACTTCGGGGGTGGATATAAAGTCACATATTCAAATATAATTGATAGTATTCAATTCTCGGATGAAACTGCAACCACACCAACAGCAACGTTATCCGCTGCTCGTTATGCTTTAGCTGGAGTGAATAGTTCTACTAGAGGATACTTCGGTGGTGGATATAGCGCATCTGGATATCTAAACGAAATAGATGGCATTCAGTTTTCGGATGAATCTGCTATCAATCCAGCAGCAACTCTAGCTGTGGGAAGATATTATCATGCTGGCGTATCATGCAGATTCAATCTAAACTTTCTAGTTCCTCACGATGGCGGAAAAGGCTACTGGGGAGGAGGCTCTGGTCCAGGCATAATAAGTGACGTCACCGGAATGAGTTTTTCTACTGAAACTAGAATTAATCCTGGCGCTAATTTAAGCGAAGCAAGAGAAGGTGCTGCTGGTATTAATAGTGAAGTGAAGGGATACTGGGCAGGCGGAAAAAATACATCTTTAAGCTATGTCGGCACCATAGATTCAATAACGTTTAACAACGACTCTATTTCTGCTTTGACTCAAACTTTAAGCGTTCCTAGAATGGACTTAGCGGGAATAAACAGTGGATCACGAGGATACTTCGGTGGCGGAACTAATGGATCTCCCGTATCTACGATAAACGGCTTTAGATTCGTAGAGGAAACTACTTTTACGCCAAGTCAAAATTTGTCTCCGTTTAGAAGCGGTCTAACTGGAGTTAGTGCCACGACAAAGGGATATTTTGGAGGCGGCGTAGATTCTAACAATTTTGTTCGAGGCGAAGTTGAACTATTTCGATTCTCTGATGAAACTAATCTTGGTGTGTATGCTTACCTAGCTGAGAATAGATCGGGTGTAGCGGGCGTGAGCAGTTCAACACGAGGATATTTTGGAGGTGGATTCAACACTAGTACATATTCAAGTCAGATAGATGGAATTCAGTTCTCAAACGACTCAGCTATCAATCCTTCAGCAACTCTATCTCTTGCAAGAAATCTTTTAAGTGGAACTAACAGCAGAGTTCGTGGCTATTGGGGAGGAGGTGCAGATTCTGCTTTTAGGAGTGACATAGACGGCATTCAGTTCTCGGATGAAACTGCTATTAATCCAAGCGCAACTATAGCATCATCAATTTGGAGATTGGCGGGAGTTTCGTATATTGTTCCACAGACAAGTTTAACTCTTGCTAGAGGCCGCGGGTATGTCGGAGGTGGATATACTACTGCTGGTGTTAATGAAATTGACGGTATACAATTCTCCAACGATTCTGCAATCAATCCTAGCATCGCGTTGTCTACTACAAGTTTTTATATTACTGGCGTTAACAGTTCTACTAAAGGATATTTTGCTTATACAGCGTTCGCCGACGCACTCCAGTTCTCTACTGAATCCATATCTCTATTATCTTCCTTATTTAGTATTGGAAAGTACTCCGCAGCCGGAGTTAATAGTTCTACAGCAGGTTATATAGCTGGAGGATTATCTGGTACTTTAAGAGATGAAATAGATAAATTACAATTTTCTAACGAAATCATATCAACTTTAGTAACAAAATTATCTTCAGCTAGACAGCGCATGACTGGACTTAGTTCTCTCACTAGAGGATATTATTGCGGAGGATATACTACTGCTGGTGTTAATGAAATAGACGGCATTCAGTTCTCTGATGAATCTGCTATCAATCCAGGCGCAATGTTTACTGAAGCGACATATTTTAATGCTTCAGTAAATGACAGAAATGCACAAAAAGGATACATAGCAAAAGGTATAGGTGGTGCGTCTTTAAGACTTACAATATATGGACTAACATATTCAACTGAAACTACATTTATTTCATCGTCCGCCATGACGGAGTATGGTCAAGGGGCGATGGGGATGAATAGTACACAATCCGGATATTTTACTGGAGGTATCGTTTCTACCGTAAATAAAAACGTGTTTGAAAAAATGAGATTTGGAGATGAAACAGTTACTACTCTTTCGGCGACATTGAGTCAAGCTAGAGCATATTCGGGCGCCGTATCCGATACGGCTGACTCGCCACTAAACGGCATTTCAGGTCCATACTTACCAAATGACTTTTCTTCTATTGCACCATCTAGTGATTTATCATCAAATAGTTCTCTAACATTCGCGATGTCAATTGATCAGTTTAGAGGAGTGAATACCTACAGAGGATACTTTGGTGGAGGATTTGATTTTTCTCAAACTACCGAAATAGATGGCATTCAGTTTTCGAATGAATCTGCTATCAACCCATCTGCAACGCTTTCTTTAGCTAGAAACGTTCTAGCGGGGGTCAACAGTTCAACTAGAGGATATTTTGGTGGAGGTTTTACTGTGGCATCCGCACCTACGAATGAAATAGACGGCATTCGATTCTTCGATGAGTCTGCAATCAATCCAACATTAGTATTGAGCGTTTCTAGATTTGCAGTAGCGGGAGTTAACAGCACCATTAAAGGATATTTTGTCGGGGGGGCAACAGCTGGCACAGTGGCATCATCAGAGATAGACGGAATTCAGTTCTCGGATGAAACTGCTATCAATCCATCTGCAACTCTGAGCACAGCCAGATACTATTCTGCTGGAGTTAATTCTGCTTCGCATGGTTATTGCGCTGGCGGAGATGGCGGGCAAGGTGAAATAGACGGCATTCAGTTCTCGGATGAAACTGCAATCAATCCGAGTGCAGTGTTAAACTCTTCTAGATCATTTATAGCTGGTGTCAATAGTTCTAGCCGAGGTTATTTTGGAGGAGGAAATACTGGTACTAACGGCAGTGGTTTCGACGTTAATGAAATCGATGGTATTTTATTTTCCAGTCAAACTGCAATCAATCCAAGTGCAACATTAAGTGTTGCTAGATATGGTGCTTCAGGCGTCAATAGTTCTATCCGCGGCTACTTTGCTGGTGGATATATAACTGGTACGGCAAGTAATACATCGGAAATTGACGGAATTCAGTTCTCTGATGAAGCCGCTATAAATCCATCAGCAAGTTTAATTAGTGCTAGAAGAAATTTTACTGGAGTTCAATCTGGTTCTTTATAATTTTTGAAAAGGAAATACACATGAAAGATTTAGTGACATTTGAAAACGCACAAGACGTTATTCAAGAGGTGGAAGATGCGTTCTTTGATATTCCGTTTGAAAACTCAAAGTTTCAAACGGAGTCATTCGTCATTGGCGGGCAGATCACTCCAGAGAGAGCATACAGAGCAATTGGTCTTCGTATGCACGCTAAACTTAGAGCCCTCAATGAAGCAAAGTTCGGCAGAATGAAAGAGCAAGTTGACATTGATGAGATTGACTATAAGTTAGCTAATGAGAGTCTTTCTCCATTTGATAGAAGAAGAGAAGAGATCAAAAAGCAAGAAATCTTGTCTCGTAGAACATGGACAGACAAGCTAATCAACGATGCGATCTCTGAACTGAACGTTCTCTACAAACACTTCAAAGCCCTTCCAAAGTATACGAGAGAGCAGTTTGAAGAGGGTGAACGTCTGCACTTTGAGCAGAGACTAAATCGTCAGGCGCTTGGTCTTGAGGGTGCAAAGGAGTCATTGATCAACATGAATGAAGACGTTAGAGCAATCGCTCAGTATGAAGAGAAAGTTGCAATGTTGGAAAACAACGCATCTACCGCTTCATTGCTTGAGTTGAGCAGGTCTCTTCCAAACATTCTCAATGGAACCAGAGACAAAGTTCAAACTCCAAGGTAAGCATAAATAGAAAGTAACTAACCATAGGAACTTTCTATGTCAAATCCCACATCTAGACAAGAACTAAAAGATTACTGCCTTCGTAAACTTGGTGCGCCTTTGCTTGAAATCAACGTAGCTGAAGAGCAAGTTGATGATAGAATCGATGATGCAATTTCTTACTATCATGACTATCATTTTGATGGCACAGAAAAGACATACCTAGCGCATCAAGTAACACAACAAGACATAGACAACAGATATCTTTCGATTCCTGAAGCTGTGATTTCAGTTACTAACATCTTTGATGTGGGTGATTCTTTCTCTACTAACAATCTGTTCAACATCAGATACCAGATCGCATTGAACGATCTCTTTGCGTTCAACTACGGTCCATTTGCTCCATACTACATGGCGCTACAAAACGTAGCCCTTGCTGAAGAGTTGTTCGTTGGTAGACAGTCACTAAGATTCAATCGTCACACAAACAAACTCTACATAGACATGGCGTGGGGCGAGAAGGTTGTCGTTGGTGAGTACATCATCGTAGAAGGTTATGCTGCATTAGATCCAGACACTTATACAGACGTATACAACGACAGATGGCTGAAGAGATACGCAACAGCACTCATCAAGAAACAATGGGGTGAGAACCTAAAGAAGTTTGAAGGAATCGCTATGCCAGGTGGTGTGCAATTCAACGGGCAAAAGATATGGGATGAAGCAACAGAAGAGATTACTCAACTCGAAAGCGAAATGATCAACTCTTATTCCCTTCCTGTGTCTGATATGATTGGATAATTGTGGCACGTAACCGTTACTTCAATCAGTATGCTCCTATAAAAAAGGAGCAGAACCTCGTAGAAGACTTGATCATTGAGTCTATCAAAATCTACGGCGTCGATGTGTACTATCTTCCAAGAACCCATGTGAATCTTGATAGACTGTATGCTGAAGATGCGTCTATGCGATTCACAGATGCACTTGAAATGGAAATGTACATCAAGTCATTTGATGGATTCCAGGGTCAAGAGGACTTTCTATCCAAGTTTGGTCTACAGATTGATGAGCAAATTGTCTTTGTCGTTGCACAAAAACGTTTCAATCAAGCATTGAAGTCATGTTTTCTGACTGAGTATTCATACAATATTGCAATGGAAGATGGTGGTGAACTTATTCAAGAGAGTGCATATGACTACGAAAGCATCATTCGCCCAAGAGAAGGCGACCTTCTGTGGTTTCCTATGGCAGGATACATGTATGAAGTCAAGTTCACAGAAAACATTGAGAACTTCTATCAGCTAGGAAAGCTATACACATACGAATTGCGCTGCGAACGCTACGAATACTCTAGCGAGAAACTCGACACTGGCATTCCTGAGATCGATAACGTCGAAGAAACATACAGTCAAGAGTCTGAGTTCGTTCCTAAGGTTCTTGCGGAAGATGATGTTCTTCTTCTGAATGAAGATGGCACTTACATCGTCTGGGATGAGATCAATATCGAACGTCAAGACGTTTCAGCAGAGAATGAGTACATACAAACCAAGATCGGAGAAGATGATATTCTAGACTTCTCCGAAAGAAATCCTTTTTCTGAAGTAAGGGTATACTGATATGATGTTCGGTCACGATTTCTATCATGGAACAATAAGACGTTACGTTGTCATGTTCGGCAATCTGTTCAATGAGATGCAGATTGGAAGATTTGATGCGAACGGCGCTAGAATTCAAACACTGAATGTTCCCATTTCATATGGTCCAAAGCAGAGATTCATTGAAAGAGTTCTCGCTGATCCAACACTGAATAGATCGGTCTCTTTGACTCTGCCTAGACTTTCATTCTCTCTTGCAAGCATGAACTATGCTCCAGCTAGAAAACTGAACAGTACATTGAAGTTCCGCAAAAGCACAAACGATGAATATAACAAATTCACATCAGCTTTTGCACCTGTGCCATATGACTTCAATTTCTCGCTTGGAGTGATGGTAAAGAACTCTGAAGACGGCACACAGATCATAGAGAAGATTCTTCCGTTCTTCACTCCAGACTTCACAGTCACAATGAAAGTTCTGCCTGAGATTGGTGTCAATCTGGATATTCCTATTGAGTTGATGGGCATTTCATCAGATGATACATACGAAGGCGACTTCGACACATCGCGCAGAGTATTGACATGGGATCTTGAATTCCTAGTCAAAGGATACTTGTTTGGACCAACAACTCAATCTGGATACATTGCAAACGTAGAGGTCAATCTATTCGACGGGCTAGAAGCAATTGATCCAGTTGTAACCATCACTAAACCATGAAAAAGACAATTGACGAAAAGCTAAACGATGTGTTTGACATAGTTCCTACTGTTGTTTCTGATAATGCAACGGTTGTTTCTCAGCAAGAAACACCACCAGAAGAACACAAAGAAGACGAAAACATTGATGCCGACTACGAATACGCAAGAGGCAATCTTCGCGGGCTGATTGAGAACGGCAAGATTGCTATGGAGAACATCATCTTTCTAGCCAAAGAGGGTGAGTCTCCTCGCGCATACGAAGTCGTTGGTCAGTTGATCAAGACTCTAGCTGAGACTAACAAAGACTTGCTAGAGTTGGGCAAGAAAGCAAAAGAAGCTAGAGGCAAAGACAAGCAAGATTCTTCACCACAGCATGTGACGAACGCACTTTTTGTTGGAAGCACAGCAGAGTTGCAGAAGATGATTAGAGGCAAGTAATGCCAGTAAAGAGTTATCTTGGCAATGTGAATTTGAAGGCTGCTGGTGTACAGATTGGATTCACAAAAGAACAGCTAGAAGAGTACATCAAGTGCGCTGAAGATCCAATCTACTTCATCAACAACTATTGCAAGATCGTCACGCTAGATCATGGCTTACAGCCGTTCAAACTATATCCTTGCCAGATCAACAAAGTCAAAGTCATTCATGAGAACCGTAAAGTCATTCTCATGGAAGGGCGTCAGCAAGGCAAGACGACAACATCAGCAGCATACATTCTCTGGTATACAATCTTCCAAGAGAGTAAGACTGTAGCTATTCTAGCCAACAAGGCGCCTGCTGCTAGAGAAGTCTTGTATCGTTATCAGTTGATGTATGAGAATCTTCCTATGTGGATGCAGCAAGGTGTCACGACATGGAACAAGGGTGACATTGCACTTGAGAATGGATCAATCGTCTTCACAGCAGCAACATCAGCATCTGGTATTCGTGGTAAGTCTGTAAACTTGCTGTACGTTGACGAAACTGCAATCATTCCAAACAACATCGCAGAGCAGTTCTTCACATCAGTCTATCCTACAATCTCTGCTGGTGAAACGACAAAGATTCTGTTGAGTTCTACTCCACTTGGATACAATCACTTCTGGAAGTTCTGGAATGATGCACTGAATGGAAGAAATGGATTCGTGACTCTGTTCATTCCGTATTGGGAGATTCCTGGGCGTGATGAGAAGTGGGCTGAAGAACAGCGCAAACTTCTGGGTGAACTCAAGTACAATCAGGAAGTCTTATGTAACTTCCTTGGATCAAGTCTGACACTGATCAATGCGGACACAATTGCACAGTTGTCACCTGTTCCACCGATCTACAGTAAAGATGGGCTTGACATCTTTGAGAAGCCAGACAAAAAGAACTCATATGTTCTCATTGCAGATACTGCAAAGGGTGTTGGTGGTGACTACTCAGCATTCTCTGTCATTGATGTGACTACGGTGCCTTATCGTATGGTAGCTAAATACAGGGACAATCAAGTCAGCCCATTACTGTATCCATCCATCATTCAAAAGGTCGGCAAAGAGTACAACGAAGCGTATGTGCTTCTAGAAATCAACTCATCAGAACAAGTTGCACACATTCTGCACGATGAGTATGAGTATGAAAACATCGTCTATGTGACAAGAAACACGAAGACCGGTCAAGTTGTCTCTGGCGGTTTCGGTGGTGGAAAGACTCAGTTGGGTGTTCAGACAGACAAGAAAGTCAAGCGTGTGGGTTGCTTCAACTTCAAGTCCATGATGGAAGAAAAGAAGTTGTTCATTCCAGATGCAGATACGATTGCAGAAATATCCACATTCATTGAAAAGAAACAATCATACGAAGCCGACGAAGGCTATAACGATGATCTTGTGATGACGCTGGTTCTGTTCTCTTGGTTGAGCACTAATCCATATTTCAAAGAGATGTCCAATGTCAACCTTCGTCAAGTCATGTATGAAAAGCGAATGCAGTCAATTGAGGAAGAACTGACGCCGTTCGGTTTCATAAATAGTGGAGTTGAGGACGAGATAGAAGTAGATGGTTCTGGTCAGACATGGCACATAGAAAGAGAAAACTCTAATTCTGATTTTTTATAAATAACACATATTGAAGAAACATGAATCATGAGTGAAGAGATACAAAATTCTTAAACCAAGGAGAAAAAAATGGCAATTAATCTAGTTTCACCAGGTGTAAAGATCACCGAAGCTGACCTAGTTAAAACAATTCCAGCTACTGGCGGAACTGTTGGAGGTACAGCTGGCAATTTCCGTTGGGGTCCTATTGAAGATCCCGTATTAGTCACAAACGAAGCAGAATTGGTAGCTGCTTTCGGCACACCAAATGCAACAAATGCAATCGATTTCCTAAACGTAACCAACTTCTTGTCCTATAGTGGAGCAATGCGAGTTGTCCGTGCGGCTAATACAACAGCAGCAAAGAATGCTACTGCTGAAGCTACAACTGGCGGTGGTCTAGCAGGAACTGGCATTTTGATCAAGAATGATGACGCATACGAGGCATCATTTGCAGATGGTTCTGGAAACGTAGGTCCTTGGGCAGCCAAGTATGCTGGTGATCTAGGCAACTCATTGAGAGTTTCTGCTTGCCCATCAGCAGCAGCATGGCAGTCAAATCTGACAGGTACATTCACTGTTGCAGCAGGAGGAACTGTTGTTACTGGATCTGGTTCTACAGCAAATACACAACTTGTTGTCGGTGACATCGTTGTTCTGAGTGGTCGTTCAATCAAAGTATCAGCAGTTACAAATGCAACTTCTTTCACTTTGGCATCAGCACACCCAACAGGCGCGACAGCAGCCACAGGTGTTCGTCGTTGGGAATACTATGATTCATTTGACAGCGCACCAGGAACATCACCTTCTGCTCTTGCGAAGGGTGCATCTGGCGATGAACTTCACGTTGTTGTGGTTGACGAAGATGGCTACATCACAGGTACAGCTGGTAATGTACTAGAAAAGTATGCTAAAGTGTCTAAGGGCTCCGACGCACGTTCTTCAGACGGCGGATCTAACTACTACAAAGATGTTGTAAATACAAAATCAAAGTATGTTCGTTGGATGGATCATGACGGCGCAGGTACTAATTGGGGTACTGCACTAAAAGTTGGCGCAACAGGAACAATTTACACAGCAGTTACTCAACCAAAGAGCTACAGTCTAGCTGGTGGTGCAGATGGTGCTCCTACAGATGGAAACTTGCAAACTGCATTCACTTTGTTTGCAAACAAAGAAACTATTGACATCTCTGTTATTCCAGTTGGAGCAGCATCAGCAGCAGTCATCAATACTGTTATCGGTGACGTTGCAGAAGTTCGTAAGGACATCATGGTTTGCTTCTCTCCATTGAGAGCAAACGTTGTTAACAACGCTGGCAGCGAAGCAACTTCAATCGCATCATTTGCAGACACAATCACACGTTCTACATACGCAGTGATGGACGGTAACTGGAAGTATCAGTATTTCAAGTACACAGACTCTTATGTTTATGTTCCTTGCAATGCTGACGTTGCTGGTTGCATGGCAAGAACAGACAATGAATCTGCACCTTGGTTCTCTCCTGCTGGATACACAAGAGGTGTTATCAAGAACGCAGTTAAGCTAGCTTGGAATCCAAAAGAATCTGAGCGCGATGTTCTTTATAAGACTGCTGTCAATCCTGTTATCACACAAACTGGTCGTGGAACAATTCTGTTCGGCGACAAGACATTCGTGACAACAACTGGTTCTTTCAGCAGAATCAACGTTCGCCGCTTGTTCATCCAGTTGGAAAAGTCAATCGGTGGATTTGCAGCTAACTTGTTGTTTGATCAAAACGATGACGCAACACGCGCAGGATTTGTTGACACGGTTGAGCCATACCTACGCTCGGTTCAAGCACAGCGTGGTATGACACAGTTTGCGGTTGTATGTAACGAAACAAACAATCCAGAAGACGTTGTAAATGCAAACGAGTTTGTAGCCGACATCTACATTCGCCCAGTTTCATCTATCAACTTCATCCAATTGAACTTTGTTTCTGTCGCAGGAGCTTCAGCTTTCTCCGTAATCGGCGCCTAATCTGATATAAATACCATCAGATTGAACGTACATAACAATAAGGAGAAATAAATGGCAATCGCAACAATCAGTCAAATCAAAGCTGCTGTTGGGGTTGGGGTTCGCCCCAACCTTTTCAGAGTCTCGTTTGCCGGAGGTTTGGTAGGTACAACAACATCAGACTTGTCTTTTCTAGTCAAGTCTGCTGCACTACCAGGTTCTACAGTAGGTCTAATTGAAGTCCCAAATATTGCTGGGCGTAGACTAAAACTTACTGGAGACAGAACATTCGCAGACTGGACAGTCACAGTTGTAAACGACAGAGACTTCACGGTAAGAAAACAGATCGAAGCATATCAAAAGCTATTCGTCAATTGGGAACAATCTGGCGGAACAGTCGGTACAGGAACACGTAATGATGTGGCACTTACTACAGCTACTGTAGAACAGCTAGATCAAGCTGGATCCACACTAAGAACGTATTCTCTGAAAAATTGTTTCGTAACTGACATCTCAACAATTGATTTGTCATACGACACTACTGATGCCATTGAAGAGTTCACAGTAACTTGGGTTTATGACTACTACACAGTAGCCTAATCTATAGGGAGAAAACAAAATGACATTCAGTATTTCAGATTTCAGAAAATCTCTAAGAGGCGGAAGCCGTGCGAATCAGTTCAACATTTCGTTTGGTGCTCTTCCATCAGGAGTCGCACTACCAAATGCAACAATTCTTTGCAAGGCAGCCGCAGTTCCAGGATTCACAATCGGTCAGATTGCAGTTCCTTTCAGAGGGCGTACAGTAAAGGTTCCTGGCGACAGAACTTTTGCTGAGTGGACAGCAACATTCATTGTTGATCCAGCCATGTCAATTCGTGTTGGTTTCGAGAATTGGATGAACTACATCAAGGCTCTTGACTTCACGACAACAACTTTGAGAACTGGATCAGGAATTGACTACGACACGACAATCACTGTTGAGCATCTAAAGGATGACAACTCTGTTTCTAGAACATACAAGTTGGGAAGCGCATTCCCTACAGATGTGTCTCAGATTGATGTGTCATACGATTCAGCAGATGCAGTTGAAGAGTTCACTGTCACATTCCAATACTTGGATCTAATCGATTCTTGATAGCAAGACTTTTCGCAACGACTAAATAGTTGCGTAATAGTTTTCATAAGGGGCTATTGCAGCCCCTTTTTCATTATAGCAAGGACAAACCATGGCAATAAAACTCTTCGGTTACAAGATCGGCAAAGATGAGCCAGAGAAGGACAATCTAAAGTCATTCGTTCCTCCAACAGAAGATGATGGATCAGTCTCCATCATGGGCGGTGGAATCTATGGCACTTACATTGACCTTGAAGGGCAAATCAGAAACGATGCCGATCTTATCAAGAAGTATCGTGAGATGGCTATTCAGCCAGAATGTGATGCAGCAATTGATGATATCGTCAATGAAGCAATCGTATTCCAAGACAATGACTATCCAGTTCAGATCAATCTAGAAAAACTCCAGCAACCTGAGTCTATCAAGAAGAAGATCAAAGAAGAGTATGAGCATGTCATGAAGTTGCTTGACTTCAACAATCAAGGCTATGACATTTTCCGTCGTTGGTACGTTGATGGTAAACTATACTATCACATGGTCATTGATGAGAAGAATGCCAGACAAGGTTTGAAAGAGATTCGCTACGTTGATCCTAGAAAGATTCGTAAAGTGCGTGAGTTGCAGAAAGACAAGTTGAACCTTGTTCAAGCTGAACCCGCAATCAAAAAGCCAGTTGAATACTATGTTTTCTCTGAGAAGGGTTTTGCTAAAGACGCAAACCAAGGGCTGAAGATTTCTACAGATTCCATCTGTTACGTTCACTCTGGTGTTTCAGACAAAGATGGTAAAGTCATCATCTCTCATCTTCACAAAGCAATCAAGCCATTGAACCAGTTGCGTATGCTTGAAGATGCGACAGTCATCTATCGTATCTCACGCGCACCTGAGCGTAGAATCTTCTACATTGACGTTGGTAACTTACCAAAGATCAAAGCGGAACAATATCTACGTGAGATCATGCAGAAGTATAAGAACAAACTAGTCTACGATGCACAGACTGGTGAGATTCGCGATGATCGTAGATTCCAGACGATGCTAGAAGACTTCTGGCTGCCACGTAGAGAAGGTGGAAAAGGAACTGAAATCACTACACTTCCTGGTGGGCAGAACCTTGGGCAGATTGAAGACGTTCAATACTTCCAAGAGAAGTTCTATAAGTCATTGAACGTTCCCATCTCTAGACTGAAGTCTGACACTGGGTTCTCACTTGGGCGCGCATCAGAAATCACTCGCGATGAATTGAAGTTCTCAAAGTTCATTGCGAGACTTCGCCTAAGATTCTCCCACTTGTTTGACAGACTTCTAGAGACTCAATTGCTTCTGAAGGGTGTATGTACACGCGCAGAGTGGTTGCAGTTGAAAGAAGAGATCAGCTATACATTCCAATCGGACGTTCACTTCACTGAGATGAAGGAAGCTGAGTTGATGAAGGAACGCATTGCTATTCTCACAGACTTGGATCAGTTTGTTGGCAAGTACATTTCACGCAAGTATGTTCGCACTAAGGTTCTTCGTCAGACTGAAGATGAGATGGAACAGATCGACAAGGAAATGGAAGAAGAGTTGCCACTTGAGCAAGCTGAAGCTGAAATGGATGCAATGGCTCAAGAACCACCTCCAGCTCCACCTCCTCCACCAGCACCAACTCAGATCGTGATCAAGAAAGAAGAAGTCTTTGATGACAACGATCAGAAAGAACTAGCACGTTCTATGTCTCGTTTCTTTGATGTTCTAACTGAAGAAACTGAAGATGACAGAAAGAAGTGATCTATTAGATGATGCTCTGAGCATCGCCACTTCAATTGCTTACACGAAGAAACAGTTTGGTAAGCTAAAGCAAGAGATCGAAGAGATCAAGCAATCTAAAGGTGGCGATGTTATTGTTGAGTATGTGCAAGGTCCTAAAGGAGACACGGGACCTCGTGGATTGCCTGGCGTCAAAGGAGACTTGGGTGAACAAGGTCCTGCTGGTCTTCCAGGTCCACAGGGTCCACAAGGTGAGCGTGGAGATCAAGGCATTCAAGGCAAAGAAGGACCAGTTGGTCCTATTGGTCCACAGGGCGAACAAGGCGTTCAAGGCGAACGTGGTGAAAAAGGTGAGAAGGGCGACAAAGGAGAAAAGGGAGACAAAGGCGACACTGGAGAACAAGGTCCTCAAGGTGTTCAAGGTGAACGTGGGCTTCCGGGCAGAGATGGCGTAGACGGTAAGAATGGTAGAGATGGTGTAGATGGTAAAGATGGCGCACAGGGACCAAAAGGTCCTAAAGGCGACAGAGGAGAAAAGGGAGACAAAGGTAACGTAGGTCCTATGGGTCCTGCTGGGTTACCTGGGCAAAAGGGAGACACTGGTGCAGTTGGTCCTAAAGGTGAAGATGGCAAAGACGGTAAAGATGGCAAGACTCCTGAAATAAAACCTTTCCTTGACAAGATATCAGAACACTACAAATCGCTCCAGACTTCACTGATCAACAAAGTCAATCTCGCTATCAATACACTAGGTGGTGGTGGATCATCAGGTGGTGGTTCTGTCAATCTTCTGGACAATGATGACGTTGAGTTCCAACAATTGTCTGCAACAGCAAACAACTCTGTTCTCATCTTTGATTCCACTAAAAAGAAGTTCGTCGCAAGGGATCTGGTAGCATTCATAAATAGCATACAGACAGGAGTAGAAGTGCAGTATAACAAGTTGATTGACGTTAGCGGTAACTATACGTACATTGGCGAAGCATTGCCAGGTACTGCTACGTCATCTGCAACCTGGAGAATCAAGAGGGTTGAACAGATTGGTACTGACTACAACATTCTTTGGGCAAACGGATCATCCGAATTCAACAAGACGTGGAATGATCGTCTAACCTACGCATACACATAAGGATTGAGGAACTATTGAATGGCTAAGATTAGAGACTCAGCAGTTACGATCTTTTCTACTGCAACAGCATCTATGGTTTGTCAAATGCCTACACATCAGATAGGCGATCTTTTGTTGGCATTTGTTTCTAAAGTCGGCACTTCAGCATTTACAACACCTGCTGGTTGGACACTCATCAGATCGTCAATCTCTGCTGGTGGTGCTGGTGGTGTCTACGCATTTAGGGCGACGACTACAACAACGACAGTAACGTTTACTCTTACTTCAGCGGCATGTTGTGCTTCCGTTGTTTCCGTAAGTGGATGTGCAGGCGCTACAGTTGCTACTGCTATAACTAACAGTTCTTTGACTCTTGCTGATGATACAAGCATACCATACAGCAGCGGCACGCTAACAACAACACAAGCAAACTCTCTAGTGTTTTCTTCTATGTACGCTGAAGTTGGAGTTGGTATAGGACCAAATCCAAGATGGGTCAATGTTACATCTGTTGATACTGGTACTAACACACTGGGTGTAGCATACTCATACGTGAGAACTTCAGGCACTGTAGTCACAGGAACCGATTGGTATCCAGGCGCCCTTACCACCGGTGTTGACGGGCGTGCATTCATGGTTCAAATCAATGACGACGGCAATGAAACTGCAATTGATCCATATATTCCACTGACAACAACACCATCTACTCTACTATCAGTTTTTACTGGAATTGCAGCGGTAGATTTGGGAACTTGGACTGCCGGTAACGCAAGAACAATTACTACAATTGGACCTAAATCAACAACATCTGCAACAGGATTGAGCATTGTTGCGACAACTGACTCTGGGTACACTCCATTCAGAACTGTTGCGCAAACTCCAGGTGTTTCTAGCACAACAAACTTGGGACACACGGAATTTGTACCAACGACTTCTTGGAACCTAACATTGAACAAAGGATTGTTCTTTGCTACATTCAGACCAGCATCTCCTAGAGACTACATTGACGTGGGTGATATTGCATCTGGAGGAATTTATGTTGCGTTCTCAAATACAGCAATCGCAGCAACTCCTTACAGAGCATGGACAGTGGGTGGGCAATTCTCAGAAACAACTATTCCTGATGGAAGACAGAACATTCTAATTCAAGTTCAGCAGACATCAGACACAAGTTACGGAGCGTCTGGTACTGTCAACTGGGCGTCTGTAGCAAAAATAGCAGTAGGTTCAGCCGGCGTTTACGGTGCTCCTGCGATTCAGTGGACAGAACTTTACAATCTGAACGAAGTAAACTTGGCTGGAGGAACACACACCAATCCATTGAATGAACTTGATATTATCAAAGGCATAAATGGTGGTTCGGGAAATATTCCTCTGTTGCAGAGATCGGGTGCTGCTATCACTACATGGGCTCCTATCAAGTTTGGTGGTGTTGATCCGTGTAGAGTCGGCTGCAATCTAATCACTTTCCAATATCCCAGAAAAGCAGACGAGATTGATTATGCAGACTTCCATGTAGACAATGATTACGTTGGATATGAATTTCATGGATTGTCTACAGATAAGTTTTCATTCACAAACTGCACATTTACAAGTCAGTCTCCTTATTACTGGAGATTCAATGCTTCCCACTCAGCAAGTGCATTAGTTGATTTTTCTGGATCTACAATCGTGAATGCGACAGTTACACTTCAGCCAACTGTCAGTCTATCGGACGTTACTTTCAATAGATGCGGTGAAATTGCTGAAGCGGGCAACACTCTAACTGATTGTACTTTCACAAACACAAGAGCAACAGCAACTCAAGGTGCAGTCATCATAAGTGGCGCAAGTCAAGCTGCACTTCAAGCGGAACTCAATAATTTCGTCAATTGCACATTCAGTAACAACACATCGTCTAATGCTGCAATAAAGATTTTGTACACAGGATCGGGCAACGTTGCTTTGTCAATGACATCAGGCAACTTCTCAGGTAACTCTAAAGACATCGCATGGTGGGCTCCTGCTGGAAATAGTCTAACATTGAACTACTCTGGAACAGCAAATCCAACATCAACCACTTCAACGAACAACAATATTGTTACCCTACAAAGTACAAAGACATTTACCATCAACAACATCGTAGCAAACACAGAAATCAGAATTCTAAAGCAGTCTGATCTATCTGTAATTGCAGGCGCTGAAGACGTTGGTAACACCGATCCACAGGCTGTAAATCTTGTAGTTTCAGCGGATACAGAAAATTCTATAAGCGGAAGATACAAAGCAGTTTACTCTTATAACTTCCCAGTGTTGAATGGAGGAAACAATCTTCCAGTTTTCGTAGTTGCGCACAGTCTATCGCAACAATGGCTAAGATCAAGTTTCACAATCAAAGATTTGAGTGAGTCTCTACAGATATCTCAGATACCGGATAGACAGTATCAGAATCTATAAAAGCATAAATAGCACAATGGGCTAAAAACAACAACAGGAGAAAAAAGCCATGGCAACATATCTACCAGCAAACGTAGTCAGCGATCCTGATTCGTTGTCAGCAGTTGTAAGACTGACAAACGAAGCACCAGGAGCAGGCGACGAAGTTTTCATCGACACTGTAACTAAAAAAATTCAACTTAGAGTCACGGGCGCGTTGACGATCCACGGTGTTACTCTGAAGTGTTTGTACTCTTTCCTAAAAGAAGAATGGAAAGACAATGCAAACTTGATTCAGTTCCCATTCCCAATGACTCCTATTACTGACGAACAGTTTGAATTCTACAACGGATGGAATCTAGACAATGCGAATACAACTGGCGCTGAGAATCAGACATCAGCACAACTAGTTCGTACTGGTGGTTGGGCTGTCAAGAAGTATGATTCAGGTACAGACACAAACGGAAATGATACTGAGCGTTGGGCTTCAGTTATTACACTGGGCACACTAGGTGACGCAACAACATCCACTGACCAAGTTTATTTTCAACAAGTGGATTCACTCACAACAGATAACACGACAAACTTCAAACTGACCGGGCCCGTCAATCAAGCCATTCAGTTCTACAGTGATCCTAATGGAGACGCAAACACTGCTGACGGATACAGTTACTCACAATTCTTGAAGTTGTTCTGTCGCGAGTGGGCAAAAACATATGCATCTTCAGCATTGAACGACATCGGTGTAACGACACTTACTTATCAAGCGTATCGTTTCCCGTTGACAAACTCGGCGGACGCAAAGATCGTAAACTTGGGTGTGTCTGAGGCAAATGCAGTGGGTGCTATTTCTCCATACAACAACATGACGATCAAGTGGTATACAACTGGTCAAGAAAGAACTGGATTCACAACAGCATCTTCAAATGCAGGTTCAGCATTCTTTAAGGTTATTATTGATGCAGATGCAGGCAATTCTCTTCCGGAAAATCCAACAGCAGAACAAATCTACGCGCACGTTCAGGCGCAACTTCGTTTGACAACAAACATCAACGATGGAAGTTCAACTGCACCAGAAACAAATGCAGTAAAAATTGGTAAAGTTGTTCCTGAGAAGTTGCGTTTCATTGGTGACGACCTTTTCACACTAGGGCAGACATCAATATCTGAGGGTGTTTTCATTGACGATTACAACACCAACGACACTAACAGATTGCGTTTCTGGGGTTATGGAACAGCATCTGGTGGCACAGAATACACAACTACACAGTTGCCATTCACTGCGACACTGAGAATCAACTTCGGAGATAACTTGAAAAATGACAGCAATTCAATTTATCGTGTGTTCTTTACGAATGATGATGCTGGTAACAATTCAGGAAGAGATTTTGGAACTAAAGATGCAATTCTTGTTCTAGATAAGAGTGGAAACACTATGGCTGGTTTTGCTAATACAACATCTGTGACATTGACATATGACTATGACGGTAACGTTCAAAGAGGTGCTGGATCTAACAATACTCCTGTACCTATTACGGTTGTTGCTATTGGTCTTGGAACTGCACAGTACGTTAAGGCAACAGGAACCATTGAAAGAACTGTTACGAATTCATTGTCATTGGTTGCTCCTCTAGAAAGAAACTACAGCAATCCATAATTGATATCATTTAATTGGGAGTAATGAAACATGTATGCAAGACGCGATGTGAGATATGAATGCTTTAGAATGAAGAATGGAACTCCACCAAAGAGACAAGAGATTGTTGATTTGGTGGAGAAAGAAAAGGGCGATTTTGAGTGGTCAAAGTTTGCGGTAGATTGGGATGTCTATGTCACTAGTTCAAAGATAAGCGTTGTTCGCTGCATCAGAGACATCAACAAAGTGACTGAAATTTGTTCTTATAAGTACATTGCTGCTAAAAAGAACTTTGAGATGGAGGTTCTGTCTGATGAAGAAGAAGCAATCATCAGCATGATTGAAGCGCAGTTTCTTGATGGGCTCATGACATGGAGAAATTACCGTGAAGCATGGGGCGTAAGATGGGAACCAGAGCGTAATAGAATTGAGACTTATTTGATGAACATGCCGCAGACACAGATTGAAGTTACTCCTGAAATGATTCAACAAGTTCTAGAAAGAGGAACAGCAGCATCAGACGTATTGTTTGATGCTGTGAAAGTCTCCATAAAAGATAACCAAACTAAAGAAGAGTAATAGCACATGGCTGGAGAACGCAATTATCTTAGAGTTCCACCTGATAGCACGGGTAAGCGTGTCCGTCTAAAGCACTCTGCACAAATTTCTTACACAAACAAAACTCCTGGATATGTGTGGAAGATAGGTGAAAGATATCTACTTCAATCTGGTTGGACTGTTCATGTGCATGGTGTATATGAAACAACTTCAACAACTGGCATTCTTGAAGTACATTACGCAAAATCTGCAACATATGACAATCTTTCACCATCAAATGGTCAGACAATTACTGACACAGATACAAGTACAGTTGTAGCAACAGTATCAAGCGCAGTTGATGTTTATATCAACTCAAACCATATCATTGGTTATGACAATCCAGAAAATGGAGTTGAGGTTGACGAATCTGGTTCAATGAACGTCAGATTCTCAGAAGGTCTACCACAGCTAGATGCATTCGGTAAACTTCGCGTTTCTGGTGCAACTCTTCTAGGTGAGTACATCTTCAGTAGTGGAACATTACCAACTCAGTTTGCAAGTACACTCCGCTTCGGCGGCACTGTAACTTGGGATGCAAACACTAGAGCGGTTGTTCTAACAAATACTACAGCAAATAACTCACACACATCTCACACATCTCACACATATCATCACTACTTTCCTGGATCAAGTCAATTGTTCATTGGAACAGTTGCACTAGGAGACAATGGTAAGAATGGGCTGATGCGTGAATGGGGAATGTTTGACGACAAGAACGGTTTCTATTTCCAGCAAGATGATGGAGTTCTTGGTGTTGGAATTAGAAGCAATGTTTCTGGATCGGTTGTTGATATTTTTATTCCACAAACTGATTGGAATGTAGATAAAGCAGACGGCACAGGTCGTTCAAAAATGGATCTAGATGTTACAAAAGACAACATCTATTGGATTGACGTTCAGTGGCTAGGTGCTGGGCGTGTTAGATACGGCACATACTACAACGGGCAGCGTGTTGTTCTTCATGAATACTATCACGGAAACAACTTCGCATATCCATTGACTGCAATGGGATCGCTACCAGTTTGCTTACATCAGATAAACATGAGTGCAACTGGCAGTTCAAGTGAAATGAGAGCATGGTGCATGGCAGTGTGGACTGAAAGTGTTCTTGATGTTAGAACCACATCATCATCTTCATTGCAATCATTGTCAAAAACAGTTTCCGCAAATGACACTTACATTTATATGGGAACCTTGTCACCGAAAGAAAGTCTTCCTAATGGGCAGCCAAACAGAAGTTTATACTGGCCCACAGAAATCGAAGCATCTGGTTGGGACACTGTAACTGGTGCACCCGCAATCTTTGAACTAGAAATCTACGCAGAACCAATCATCTCTAACTTCTCATGGCAAAATGTCGTGGGAAGTGACACTGTAGAATATGACACCGCAGGAACATTCATTGCATCTGGTATACCTGTAAGTCAAAGATTTGTTCAAGGGCGTGACGCTATCAATACAACAGACACATTCAACAACATGCAGTATGGTGCTTTCAAGAACTATGCTGAAGATGGTGGTACTGTAGTTCAGCCAATCACAAACATCACTCAAGCAAATCCTGCTGTAGCAACACTTGCTGGTGCTAGAACATTCTTCAGAGATGGAGAACCAATGACGATCTCTAGCGTTTCTGGAATGACACAAGTCAACGGAAACACATACTATGTCACACCACTGACAGCAAACACTGTCGCATTGTACACAGACTCCGCTAGAACAACATCGTTGAACTCTACAGGATTCTCTGCATACACATCAGGTGGCGTAGGATCAGGCACATTTGGTCCTAAGTTCCACTTCGGCATCATGGTCAAGAAGTTGTTTGGCACAAATCCAGCAAAGATTTACGTCAAGATTGCTTGGAAAGAAATCACTCAATAATGTCTTGGGCGTCCGTCAACTATGGCTACTGGGAGTTTTGGGAAGCATACAATCCCAGCAATCAAACTTTCGGGCAACAAAAAGTCACATTTGATGGCGAGAATAGACTCATCTATGTAAATCCAGGTGAGACTACAGTTTATGTGAAAGACGACATCTACTCTGCATGGAAAGAGTGGGTTCAAGTCAGAAACAATGCTCAGTTTCTAGATGCAATGAGAACCACAGGTGGAGATCCTGTAGGCGGTGGTCTTTTCGCTGGTGACATTTACTTCACAGTCAATGATTGGAAAGTTGTAATTCAAGAGCAGGTTGTTGTCAACGGAATCATCTATGATAACACTCCAGGCGTATCACCTTTCATAGTTCAACCAGGCGGTGGCGTTAGAAACGTTGTCAGTAACCTTGCGTATGCATACAACATCACTGGTGTTACACCTCCATCTGTACAAGAGATTCGTCAAGAAATGGATGCTAACTCCAGCAAGTTGATAGATATCAAGACGAAGGTTGATACACTCAACAATGCGCCAACGGTGGTTCAAATTAGAACCGAAATTGATTCCAACTCCACTAAGTTGCAACAGATTTCAGATAAGCAAGATCAAGCCCTCACTAAGGGTGACTTTCTGGCTCTTCAATGATTGATTTTTATAAATAGGAGATATTATGACAACGTTACAACAAGCGATAGAATTTGCTAGAGATGCTAAAGTTGCAGACTTCAAAGGTGTCATCAACGACATTCTTGCAGATAAGGTGCAAGATCATCTAGCAATTGCAAAGATGCGAGTTGCAAACAAAATATTCAACAATACGGAAGAGTCTGATACTTCGGATGACGAATTCAGAACAGACGCAGAGGATAAAGTAGATGAAGACCTTTAGAACTTTCTTGGAAGAGGCATTAACTGGTGTTGCACCCAAAGCAAAGGGTGAGCACAAGTTCGTTCATTCCACATTTCTGAATCAGATCAAAGATCCAGGCGATCTAGAAAAAGTTGGTCCTGAAGAGATTGGTCCTCATGACACAAAGGCTGGATCAGGCAAGCGCCCACTAGACAGACTGGACAACAAGCAAAAGTTCGGTGAGTCTGTTGATCTAGAAGAGAACTATCGCGCACTTGCCCAAAAAGGCATTGGTGCCGAAAGAAAGCAAGACATCAAGGTTGGTCACGGAGTTGACTACTATCATCCAAAAGATGGATCTAAGCACATGGGCAAGATTCACGACATGGACGATAAGGGTTACACAGTCAAAGACGACAAGACTGGTGAGAAGCACAAGTTTGACTACTTCAGAAAAGAAGAAGTTGAACTAGAAGAAGCTCCTTACATGGGCAAAGGCAATCATCGCCCAGGTTGGATGCTTCGTGCTGATCCTGAACTAGCAAAGAAAGTCAAAGACAAAATTGACGCAGCAAAACTTCGCCAGAAGTACATGGGTAAGACTGCCGACGAAATCGCTAAGATGAAGAAGGAAGAAGTTGAGCCCGTAGAAGAAGGCAGAGGCGCATACGATGAACTGACGCGCCGTATGGGTACTAGCAGTCCAGGATTCAATAAGACTCCTGCGGGCAAAGCTAGAGAACAGAAACGCAGACAAGAACACCTAAAGGGTCAAATGAAGTTCACTCAGAGAATGGGTGGGCTCACTGGTCCTAAGAGTAAACTTCCAGAAGAAGTTGAGTTGGAAGAAGGATCTTCTACATCCAAGAAACCCTTCCGTGACATCAATAGTCCAGAATATAAAGCAGCAGCAGAAAAGCAAAGAGAAAAAATGGCAAAAGATAAAGCTGCTGAACCAGGAAAGAAACTACTGGACAAGATTGAAAAAAAGGGAATGAAAGAAGAGTCTGAACTAGAAGAAGCCGACTTCTCTAAGTCACAGACAAAAATGGCACATGCTATTGGTAAGCACTTCAAGTCAAAAGGTATTGGTGACGAAAGCAAAGGTGGTCCATTTGCAGTTGCATCAGCAATGGTAAGAGACAAGCCAGATGCTGCTAAGAAAGCATATGCAACAATCAAAGCAAAGATGAAGAATGAAGATCATCAAGATATGCTAATGGCACTCTACGATGAACTATCCGAAGAAAATCAATCAAAGTTTGAAGAGATGCTAGAAGTTGATCCAGAAAAGCTATTGACTTTTGCACAATCTCACTTCTTTTCCACTGAGGAATAATCATGGCTGATGCAGTAACGACACAGATTCTAAAAGACCACGCAAGAGGTTATGCAGTCAAGCTGACTAACATCTCTGATGGCACAGGCGAAACAAACGTAATCAAAGTTGATGCATCTGCACTTGTTGCAAACACTGGAGTTGGTGCAGAGAGATTGACAATCACAAAGGTGTATTGGTCTGTTGCTTCTGGCACATCTTCCACAATGTCACCAAGAGTTGTATTGTCTTGGGGCGGATCACCAAACACAGTCATTGCTACGCTAACAGGTTCAGGATATTGGGACTTGTCAACTAGCGGGCAAGCACCATTCACAAACAATGCTTCATCTCCAACAGGCGACATTCTACTTTCAACAGCTGGATTTACAGCAAACGCTGCATACACAGTTGTCATTGAGGGCAGAAAGGTTGCTGGATATGCAAGTCGTGAAACTACAGACGATGGCGTATCACCATAAAAAGGAACTAAGATGAGACTAATTACCGAAGTAAACGAACAGATTAAGTTTGTAACTGAAGCTAGAGAAGATGGCAAGAAGAGCATGTACATTGAAGGCGTGTACATGCAATCTGAAAGACCAAACAGAAATGGTCGCATGTATCGTTTCGAGACTCTAAACAGAGAAGCGCAGAGATACATCAATGAGTATGTTCAAAAAGGTCGTGCATTCGGTGAACTTGGACATCCACAAGGACCAACAATCAATCTAGAACGATCAGCTATCCTTATCAAAGACCTTCGTGCTGAAGGAAATGACTTTATAGGTAAAGCCAAAGTTCTAGACACACCATACGGTAACATCGTAAAGAATCTAATTGATGAGGGAGCTACCCTAGGCGTTTCTACACGCGGTATGGGAAGCCTAAAAGAAGGAAAAGACGGTATCAAGATTGTGGAAGATGACTTCTATCTTGCTACTGCCGCAGATGTGGTGGCTGATCC